CGTTTCTGAACCGGCCAACGTAGCAAAATCGGCGTCACTGCACGCAGTATTGAACTGTGCAATAGTGCCTGTTAGCGTGTTGTTAGTCAGGTTTAGAGTTTTATTTGTGAGCGTTTGCGTATTAGAAATACTTGTGGCGGCTTCAGTACCGTTGATATTCACAGCACCAGCAAAAGTTGAGTTTGTACTATTTGCGGAGCCTACAGTAAGGACAGTGGTGCCGCCAGAATTTTTAAGAGCAACGCCAGAACTACCCGAAGTCTGCAGCACATCCGCAATAGGCGTTCCAGTCAGTGTCGGCGAAGAAAAAGTGCCGCCAGTAACAGTCTTACCAGTGAACGTCAAAGCCGAAGGGAGGGATAAAGTAGGGTTTCCGCTTACTCCAGTACCGTTAGTTACGGTAATTTCGTTAGATGTGCCCGTTAAGGTACGAACCAGCGAGGCGTTAGCCCCGTTAGCTACGAAAATACCCGAAGAGGTGTTTGTAAGACCGCTAATACCAGCCGTCGGAATCTTGGCTCCGCCACCAACGGTGCCGTCATGCGTGTGTCCTGTAGTGGCGTTAAAAGCATCTTCTAAGGCTTCGCATTCGTCGTTATGGTCTGAGGCAAGAATAGTAGCACCTGTGGAAACTACTTTTACCTGAGTATATCCATTAGCCATTATCTAAATCCTTTAGCTGCAAAAATTATCTGGAACGCATCTATTCGATGGGGAGGGTTGGTATCAGTGCCATAATATTCAAACGCGGCAGTGAATGAACTACCAACAAGGTTTGTTTTAAATGTTGGGTATTGTAATTGACCATACGTAGAAGTATTGTACACAGCGCTTCCGTATGTAGGCGTGGCCCCTATTTGCGATAGCACTGTCGGGTTTGGTTGAGGAATATTAGTAGTCCCCCTATCCAAAATAAGTCTGACAGAAACTTGAAAATCCCCTTCTACTTCGGTGTAGGTTTCTATCTTCTGATATACTTTACGAATAGCGGCATCAGAAAACGTGAGGTCTGGGCTGCGGTATCGGTAAGATATAGCAGTACCGTCAAAACTATTCCCAGATTCAAGTTTGTACACATACCCATTCGTGGGGTGGCCTATAACGGATAACTCTCTGTTACTTTCGTAGCTAGAATCGGCACAATATGGCTTTACTCCAGCTAGTGTGCCCCACACATATCCAACGTTAGCAATATCACTAGCTCTGGGTTCAAACTTTCCAACAATACCAACGCTATTTTCAGCACTAGCTGCTGTATTCGTATATATACGATACTGGCTTTTAGCGCGAATCACGACGGAAGAAAGCTCGCCATCGGTGAGACTAGTAAAAGAATTACCACGAATAAAAGGCTGTATCTGTTGCGATACTAAACCAAAAGCAATATCGCCAATCCTTGTCGTCGCACCGAGACTTCTTACGCGATCCGAGGCTAGGAATACTAAATCACCCCCTAATTCTTGGATAGTATCACCAGATACGCAACCGATGCTTGTCGTAACATCGTTTAATTGGAAGTTGGAGCTTGTGGTTCCGGTTAATTCTTTAATAGAATTTTGACAAAAAATATAAAGAGTATCTCGGAACGTCTTTAGCCCTACGATTACGTCTGAGCACGGGATAGACGCTGCCCCGTTTGCCCCGTTAAAGCCTGTATCGGAGTTAGGTTCTGAGATGCTTAGTTCTGATGGGTCGGAGGAATATCCCGCTAGTACCACTCGGTTTTTATATATAGCGCCATATTTTGGGTCTGCGGGGGCACCGATACCGTTAATTAATGTATCTGTAGAACCGTTATATTTAAGTGCTGGATTAGCGCCGTCAAGCAAAATAACCGCTTCCCCTGCAATAGCGCTATCAATGCCGCGCATTTTAGTCACTACGCCGGTGCGATTTGCGGTATTTATTTTTGTCCAGCCGGAGCCTACACTAAACCGCAGGTCGTAGCTAGTGCCATTTTTACGGCAAGCAACCACTCCCCCTAATCCAACTTTTACTCCTAATACAGGAGCATTAGCATCACCAGTAACGGTGTTTGTATCGTATTTAGAATACCCTAAAATACGCTTATACCCACCTTCAAGGGCGGGTTCGTAGTTTTGGAGTATTACTGCCGAGCCGGGCGCGTTAGTACCCTGAGATAGCGCGTCAAGGTTTAACACCAAGCCGCCTACACACTGAATGGGTAAACTACGCCATCTATCGACCATTACGGAGTGACCATATTATTTGCAAAGGGTGATAGTACGCGAATCATTTTAGCTAGGCCGTCATCTGCGCGGCTCTTTGCCATTGCTGCGTTTTCAATATTGTCGCGGAACATATACATGTAATGTAGCGCCATATCTACCACAATGTTTTCGTATTCTTCTGGTACTAAGTGAGTATCAGAGTATGCTGATAGTCTTTCTGGTACTGTATACCCCCAATAAGTAACTTGATATACTCTGTCTGGAGGATAGAATATAATGTAGTCGTTACTGGGCTTTCGGCTTACAAATGCCGGAGATTGGTAGCTATCAGAAGTGAAGTTTTCTACAGTTTGTGCATAAAACTTGTTGTATTCATCCTTATCTACGAACTCTAATGGTGCCGTAGTAAGAGTATTTGATTTAAGCAGGAACGTCCCTGTAGCTGGGGAGACCGTAGCTGCGTCTACAGAATAGGTAAAGGTCGTGGTTCCCGTAACGGTAATGCTTGCATTTTGCACGTTATACCCGTCTTGGTCGGCCCCACTCAACTCGACATAATCTCCGGTTAGGAAATTATGAGTCGCGGATGTGGTTACAGTAGCTACCCCGGCAGTTTGCGTGATAGATGTAACGCCGACGGTAACGCGGGATAATCTAAAGGAATTCCAATCCGGCTTCTTTACACTAGCTGGTTTTGTATAGTTAATTATACCACGAGTTGTGTTGAATGTCAATTCTGAATATAAAAAAGGCCATACTAACTGCTTATAAGTATAAACATCGTATAGCCCCCGATTGATTGCATCTCTGGCATCTGCATACACGCCTTCGGCGGTAGCAAAATCGCTGGATGTAAGTTCGACCTCGTTCATTGGTTTTAGAACTCTGTTAACTAATCCTAAAAAATTATCCGAAGCCATTTGTATCCTCTTATATAATAAACGGGCGGGGGTGCTTAGCCCCCGCCCTCTACCTTAGAAGCTGGTAGGGCCTGCTACTGGGTTCAAGTCAATGAACTCGTAGGTCAGGTCGATTCTACCCTGAGCCACCGTACCCGAAGAACGGATAAGCGTCAGAATGATTGGGGTTGCAGCGGTGTACACGGTACCCGTGGTATCGGCACCCGATACGAGAGTGTGTACTGCAGCAGCGCCCGCAGTGTTTGAGTTGCTAACGAAACGCGAAGTTACGGTAGCATCCCCGATGTAGATAGCAGCCGACGTACCCGTGGTTAGGGCAGTTCTGTTGACTACACGGTGAAACAATACTTTCGTATTGGCAGGGGCTTCATCGATAACAAAGGTATCGCCAGAAACGACGCCGGTGGTATTGCCGGAGGCTTTACCAAGGTCGAAAGTACGACGAATAAGTGCTGGGGTGGCTACGTCTTTACCGCCACCGAAGCTGTTACTTGTCCAAGTTGCCATATTTTAATCTCCTATTAACCTAAAGTTCCGTTAGTTACAGTCATTTTGAACAGAGCTTCGGAACGAAGAACCTGACGACCATATACCAGCAACGATTTGTAGAACTTACCAAAGCCGTTTTCGCCCCGGTCTTGTACCGACGACTCCAACAGAGCTTTTGCAGTGCTTACTGCCGATTTATGACCAAACAGTGCTACCGACGACGTGGTTCCCGTGCGGGTCACGTTGTTCGATACATACACGTCCATACCAGCGACATTGAAACGCGGAACAGCAGGTGTGATAATCGGCGATTTGCTCGAATAACCCATTTCGTTTACATTCAACAGCTTGCTGTCTGCTGCCATCAGGTATTTGATAACCGTTGGGCTAACTACTGCGTAGCAATCTTCGTAAGGTACGTTAGCTAAGTCGAGATTTTCACGTGCAATGTTGAAGATGTTGATTGGGTCAGTATCCGAAGCGCCGAAACCAATCGTTTGACCGGTAAGTGCGGTAGCCTGAGCTTCAATGTACGTAAAGATGTTGCTATCGTAAGCGTCACGGACGCGGTATACAGCTTCTTTAATCGTCATGTTGAGCAGGTCGATGTTCGACAATGCTTGCGAGATGCTATCTACTACAAAAGCGCACGATACGTTTTGGTCAACCAACATGGTGATTGCATCCGCATCTACGTTTTGCAGGTTGAGTTTTGCACCTTTGCCTACGTTAGTATCAACGCTCACAACTGGAGCCTTGATGATTTTTACGGTGCTTGCACCGCCTTGGATTTGGCCTTCGAATTCAGTGTTTGTGATTTCGTCAGCAACCGCTGCCTTTTGGAGGTTGTACAGAACGTGACCAGAGAAAATATCTGGGAATAATTCAGGGTTCTGCCAGTTACCATAACCAGCGGCATTTTCAATAGTAAGAGTCATATGTTTTACCTTTTAATTGATAATGCTTTGTTAAGTTTAGCTGTAATTTCTTCAAGTTTATGGCGCTTAGAACCGTTGCTCATAGCTTCACGCAGTTCTCGTTTTAAAGATTCTACGTCAAGGATTTCTGGGCCTTTGGTGTTTGGCACTGCTTCTTTAGTCTCTACAGCCACTGTTTTAGCGCGAGTAGTCTCTACTTTGTTCTTCTTACTCCACCCAGTTTGAGCCTTAAACAGGTCTATGACCATAATAATGTCATATGGGTCGGAAGAAGTTTCAGCGAGGTTTTTCACACGCTCGGTTTGTGTACTCATCCATTTTTTAAAGCCATCACTACCACCAATCTCTTCCCAATCTGGGTGCGAGGCGGCAACTAATTGTTTCGCGGTAAGATGCTGTTCGGAAATTGCAGATTGCTCTTTCTGTTTAGCTTCTTGTTCGCTAAGGAAGTCCTGCTTAAAAGCAGTAATACCTTCAACGATACCTCTACGAATTAGTTCCTTAATAGCTGGGGAGTATTCGCCAATATCTTCTTCGAATTTAGCAACATCCTCGTCGGAGGCATAATGCGTCAGCTTATTAATTTCAGAATCTTTCTGTTTAAGCTGGTCTTTCAATTCTTGAATATATCGTTGGGAATCCTTCCAACGCTTAGTAATAGTTTCTAGGTCGTTTTTAACTTCAG